TATTAAGACCAAGTCCCGGATCTACGGAGTAAACAAAATCCTCTACTAGACAAGGCATGGATCTTAACTGACCGTCATAATTAAAAAAACCGTTGTCCGACATCCAATAAGCTGAACCATCGACTTCGATGCAAGCATTTTTACCAATCAATCCACAGTTAGTCCCTGCTTGTTGGAATGCAAAAGTAAAAGGTTGCCCAACAAATTGCATTAAAAATATTGCGGTATCGGTCCATACATAAAGAGCATCCCTGCCTTTAATAGCAGACATAATCTTAGATCCTGCGGCAAGCCTTTGAGAACCTGCAGTGTTTTCTGCTCTTATGGTATACTCATTAATATTTTCCTGGTCCGAGAATCTTATAAACATGTCGTCTTGTGTAGATTTATCTCCAATGGTAGTTTCTGTTCCAAAAAATACTAAGTGTCTATCTGGAGTTGATACTATCATGTGACGTGATGCTGTTGGTGCTCCAGATATAATTGTTGCCCTAGTAGTTAATGCATCTGTATCCGATCCATCCCATTCAAAACATTCTCCGTTATATATAAGAGCAATTAATTTTGTACCAAAATTATCAAGAACCCATAAACCAGGATTAAGTGTAAACTGTGTAGTTGATGAAGCTTCGCCCCATCCGTTGTAATCTGTAATATTTGTAACTGTCGCACCACCACTGTGGGCAGCTTTTGTAGTGCCATTAACTTCTCTTGCCCCACCACTTAAAGTATTTGTTCCTGTGTTATTTGCTGTGTAAGATATATCTTCAGTCCCTATTCTTATGGTCCCCGATGCCGGAAACGAGTTTGAACTAGTTAAAGGAATATCGGTTACAGCATCATTTATAGTAGAAGCAAGAGTATTGGTTACAGCCCCATTTACCTCACCACCAAATAACCCTGAACTCCACCCAAACCCTGATTCTTGTGTAGCAGGTCCTACAGTATAATAACAAAGAACAGAAGCAGAACCAGCATTAGTCACAGGTGTGCCGGCTTCGTTAGTAGCCATTGTAATTGTAAAAGTTGTAGCACTTGGTGTAGAAGTCACCATAAATTTGTTATCTTCAAAGGTAGCATTTGTAAAAGTAGATCCAGATAACCCAGAAACAGCATCAAATAATACTATATCATTATCTAATAAACCATGGTTAGAAGAAACAGTTACTGTGACTGTTGGTGACCCTGCTGTACTTGTAAAATTTGCTCCAGTAATTGTAGTTCTTATCGGATGGATGTCATAGTAAAGACCGTCCGAAAAAACATAAAGAATTCTATTAGTGCCAATTGCAGAATATTTTATACCCACATTATTATCCCAGTTATGTATGGATCTTGCGGCACCGGTTAACTTATTGCTACCTAACTGCTCCCAACCACCTATTTTTTCTGGTGAGCCGTATCTAAAACGCACATTATCACCATCAAACCATTGCCCTTCGGCACCGGTCTCTGTGACTTGTTTGTTAAATCCTGGAGCAAAGCCTAATTTTTGTAACATATAAAAACCTGTTTATTAAGTGATATAGCAGATTATGATTAATATCAAACTTGAATTTTAATCAATACACCCTATAATGTCTTATATATTAATTATGGATATAAAGAAAGAGACAAATTATTAAAGATTATGAACTATTTAAAAAAAGTTTTTGATTATAAAATAGGTGATTTAAAATATCAAATAGATGGATTAGTACCTAAAGATGTTTGTAATTATTTTATTAATTTCTACAAAGAAAATGAAAATAAATCTTTAATTATTAAGGAAGAAAGTTATAAATTTAAGTCTAATACTATAGAACCCGATAATTTTAATTCTCTCAATTTATCCGAAATAAGTTTAACTAATGATAGTTTTATAAAACCACTAGAACTAGCTAAAAAATATGTAGCTATAATGATAACTAATTATGTATTGCATATTCAAAAAAATATATGTCCTACTTTTAATATGAATTATGTTACTCAAACTCAAAACATTAGAATTTTAAAATATAAAAAAGGAGAATTTATTGGTGATCATTCCGACATGGATGAAAAGATAAGGGCTTCTTGTACACTTAATTTAAATGAAGACTACGAAGGAGGAGAGTTTAGAATTTTTAATGGCAGGGAAAAACTATCATTTAAAACTGGAGATGCTTTGTTTTTTCCAGCTGAACCTATTTGGATTCATGGCACCGAGCCAATTAAAAGTGGCACAAGATATTCAATTAATTGTTTTTTATATCCTGGTACATAATGAATTTAGTATATACAATACCAGATAAACTTTTTTACTTTGAAAATTTTTTAGATTATCCAACGTATAAAAAATTACACTATGATTCCTTTAAAAGTAAGTTAGTTTCTTTAAGATCAGTTAAAAAAGATTGGGATAAAAAACTTACATATGGGCATTATAATTTTACACAAAAAACAGATCTAGATAAAAACAACCCCTTATTAATAAAATTAAAAATATTAATAAAAACAAATCGTTTCCATAAAATAAACTATAATAACTTTAATTTTGTGTTACATTCAATGGAAGATGGAGCAGGTATCAATTGGCACGATGATAATAGTCATGAATATGGTATAACTTATTATATAAATAGAAGGTGGAATAGTAAATTTGGCGGAGAATTATTGTTTACTCATGAAACAGCAAATGGATTTGTTCCCTTAACTGGTAATTCCTTATTAGTTATTAAAGCACCTTTATTACATAAAGTAGTTACTGTAACTAAACCAATAGTTCCTAGAAAAACTATACAAATTTTTGTTGGCAAAGATGTTTGATATATCAAAATTAATTTTTCATAAAAAAAATTTTCTTTCAAAAGAAAAATGCGAAACATTAATTAATTATTACGAATTAAATAAAGATAGAAGTATGCAAGAACATTGTCCTGAAGCATCAACTAACATAGATACTTACTCTACTTTTAATGTAATTAACGTTCCTTGTGGAAGTAAAGAATATAAAACTATTGCTTTTGCAATTGAAAAAATAATAAATTTATATCATTCATATACGGATAAATTTAAAATGTTTCACAGTGCGAGAAAACATAGTCTTTTATATTCTCATAAAATAAGACTTATGAAATATCAAATAGGAAATAAAATTCACCCTCACGTAGACCATGACCCCCATGTTTATGGTTCTTGTACTTTTAATTTAAATGAAGATTATGAAGGAGGAGAGTTTGGATTTTTTAGAGATAAAAAAAATATTGATTTAAAACAGGGTGATGTTTTAATATTTCCTGCAGACTATCATTGGGTTCATGAGGTAAAACCAATTACTAAAGGTACAAGATATAGTGTTAATTGTTTTTTATTGGATGTTCCAGAATCCGTAAGAGAAGAACTACAATTAAAAAAAGATGAACTAATGGAAAAATATAAATTTAATCCAGATGATGGTATAAGATATAATATAAATACAGAACCTAATTAAATGATTAAACTCATAAACAAAAACAATCCCTTTAACGAAGACAAAAGTAGTTTAAATATAAGTTATAATAGAAATGTTAATATTATATTTGGCCACTATCCTTATCCAGATGTTATACACAATTTTATGATGGCTATAAAATCTAATTTAGATGAATCAATGAAAAATTATACAAATGTAAAAGGTGGAATGACCCATTGGAATTATTTTGTTGATAAACCTGAGTTTATTAATTTCTTAACTTATTTAATAAATAAATATCAAAGTACCCATAGTAATTTATTTAAACATTTCCTTGAAAGAAAAAGTATTGAAAATGCTTGGGGTAATGAAATAAAAAAAGGAGATAGTTTGGATTACCACCATCATCATTGTGTGCATGGTATCTTGTATTTGACAAAAGGTTGCGATTTAATACTACCTGAGTTAAATTTAAAAATTACACCCGAGCCTGGTGATTATTATATATTTCCCCCTGAAATATTGCATGGTTTTGATACGTATAAAGAAGACAAAAATAGATATAGTCTAATATTTAATATTGTAGAAAAAGATGAATTTAAATACTTAAAAAAATTAAAATGAAAATTAAAATTGAAATAATTGAAGATTTTTTAACTATTAAAGAATGTGAGCATTTAATAAATTATTATAAAGATAATCAATCTATGCAGAAACCTCATCCAGTAAACCATGGTAAAAATATAATAGATGTAGATATAACAGAAATTAAAGAATTTAATTATTTGTTTAAAACAATAAACGACCATGTCTATAATCAAGGATGTCAAATTGAATATACAAAAATTGTTAAATGGACGGATGACTGTAGTCAAAGTTTACATGTTGATGAAAGTAGTTCCGATACAATATACTCATCTATAATATATTTAAATCATGGTTATATAGGTGGACAAACTTTTTTTGAAGACGGCTTGATTGTAAGACCAATAAAAGGAAGAGCTTTGTTTTTTAGTGGAATGCATTATAAACATGGAGTTATGCCTGTAAAAAAAGGACCCAGATATACTTTAGCTACCTGGTATAAAAAAGGAAAAAAATGAGTAAAGAAAAAACACAAGAAATAAAAAATTTTATTGGTGTATATGATAATTATATTACAGACGTTGAATGTAATAAAGCCATAGAACTTTTTGAAAATCAAAAAAAATTTAACAATACTATGGATAGAAAACAATTTGAAAACGCTATGTCTGTACAAAAAAAAGACATGCAGTATTTTATTGGTAGTAATAATATAGATGTTTGGTGGACAGAATTAAAATCATTAGTTTTTAATTTTGATATGGCTTTTAATCATTACATACAGCAAACAGGTGCGGACGGAGTTTATTCAGAAGGTAAATTTTATTTTACACAATTAAAATTACAAAAAACATGTCTAACAGAAGGTTATCATTTGTGGCACATAGAACATGGAACAGGTTTTAGTAATGAACCTAGAGCTTTTGTATATAGTATATATCTAAATGATGTTGAAGAAGGTGGAGAAACAGAATTTTTACATTTTTCACAAAGAGTAAAACCTAAAAAAGGTCGAATAGTTATTTGGCCTGCTGGTTTTCCATATGTTCATAGAGGAAATCCTCCTTTGTCTGGAGATAAATATATACTTACTTCTTGGATGAATATAAGACCGGTAGGTTAAGAAGAATAAGATGTGGGTCTAGCACCTAATCTAATAGTTTTTTCAGCTTCAGTTTCTGTGTGTGTTAAATTTCCACTATCATCATAAGTATTGCCATCATCATTATCCCAATCATTTTGTAATTGTGATAAATGAGCTGTATCCCATCTGTTACTAAATTCACTAATATTTCCTAATACAGAAACATCGTAAGAAGAATGTGGGGTATCATCTCTATATTCTACTTCGTCTGAAGAGTTAGAAGAACCATGTTGAATAGCCCAAATATTAGAAAATTTTGATTGGCTCCAAAAAGCATCGTCATTAATTGCATATCCAATACCTTCTGTGGCACCTTCTGCAAAATTTTTAATGACTGTTTTATCGTCAAATACTATTGTCCAATTTCCGTTAGTTGCCATATTTTCTCCTAAGTTTTAATAATATAAATTACTGCTAAGTAAGGTTGTATAATTGCTGCATTAACTGCACTTCCTGAAAAAGTTGCACTCATGTTATGAGAGTGACCTTGCCCCGATCCTGCATTCCCTGTATTCGTTACATTAACTTTTGCAGTATTAGGGTTAGGGTTAGGTGCTGTAGTACCAGCTTGACTTACTCCACCTGGGTGTGAGTGAGAAGCTAACTGTGCTGTTGAAAGAGTTGCGTTAGCTGTTGATCCACCAACGTTTCCAGCAGCAGTAACTGATACTGTATTTGCTCCACCTGTTGAAGCTAAAGCTTTTGTTCCAGATTTTCCAACTGCTACGTTATCTGCTAAATTAGGTACATTAAAAGTACTTGAACCATCACCTGCACCGTAAGTTGTACCTACAAGTCCAAATAGAGTTGCGTATGTCGATCTAGAAACTGCTGCACCATCACACTCTAAAAAACCTGTTGGTACTGAAGAAGTAGTCCACGGCACAATAGTTGCTGTTGGAATACCTTCTATACCTGTAAGGTTTGCTCCATCAAAATCATATTTAGTTGCTTCGTAATTTGCCATAATGTTATTTCTCCGTATATGTCCAACCTACATTTGCACCAGAAAAAACCAATCCAAATGCTGCACCCTCAGTATTAACTACTAAGTCTGCTGCTGCGTTAGCTATTTTAGAACTATTTCTTCCGACAGTC